TTTTTTACCTAATAACTCAAATAAACGTGTTTCGTATTCAAGTCCAATTTGTAAATCAAATCTAAAATCACTATTAAAGTCCATTTTTAAGTTGTTTTACCTTGTTTTTGTAGGTGGCAATGATTTCCTTTAGTTCTTCAATACTCCATTGCTTGACAACGTGTGCTTGTTCGTGCAATTCAAGTAACTTGTCTGCGCCTATTCGTTTTTCTATACCGATTTGGTAGTTTAAAAGATTCCCACTAAGAAAACTATTGCAGTGTTCACATTGTAGGTGTACGTTGTCTTCGTGAAATCGAACGTTTGAATGTCCGCCTTGACTAAAATAATGTCCAGCGTTTGCCTTCTTCGCTGGTTTGTCACACGAAATGCAATTCAAGTCTTTGTCACGTAAACGTATAAACTGGTTGAACACGGTCTGTGCAAGTTTCTTGTAATCACTCGCGGTCATTAAGTCGGCTTTCATCTTTGCTTTACGCTTTGCCCATTCCTTTTTTTTCTTGTCTTCAATCATTACTGATATGCAATAGTTTTTCAAGCAATACTTTTGAAGTGTATTCCACGGGGTAAATGGTTCTTTGCAATTATTACATTTTCGTGTTTTCATAGTTTTAAATTTAATATTCCGCAATTAAAACTGCGGATAACAGTCATCAAATGCAATTAAAACTGCATCTGCTTTTGTGTTATATCTCATTCAGTTTCTCTTCAGCTTTTAAGCATCTCAACTCAAGTTCCGTGTTTCTTTTGCTCAACGCAAGGTTGTCAGCTTCCAAAAAACGAAGTGTTCGCCTTACGTGGTCAAGGTCTTCGACTTGTTGAAGTATTCCTTCTTTCTTTTCGGGTTGCTTCTGAAGTCTAAATAGTAACTTATTTACTACTGAATTTAAGTTAATATAGGATAGTGTTATTGCTATGTCTTTTTTCATTGTCCGTTTTTTAGTGGGTTAATACCATCAAACATAAATCCAAGTCCGTTATTGTAATCAAACAACAAAGGCGAATTTAACTCTGTCACCTGACCGCCAGTGTCTCGGTCTTTAATTTTTTCCACTTCAATCATTGTCGAATACTTCATTGTTTCGTGTTTTACTAATCTGTGAATAACAATCATATCGTCGCACCTATTCAAAAATGGTTTACCTCCTTCAATGTGTGCCTTCAATGGTGGCTTCAAATGACCAAACCAGTGGTGGTCTTGTGGGTATAGCATCGAAGTTCGCCCACTTTCTGAGGTTGGGTGTGTTGAGATGTACAAAGTTTTTCCAGTTCGGTTACAAAAGTCACGTGTGTAATTTAGGAACTCGTAATTGTCCGAGTGCTGCATACCTCTATTAAGTCCCGTGAATGGGTCAATAAAGCCAACGTCACAACCTGAGTCTTCAATAATAGTTAAAACTTCCTTTGGTGTGTACATTTTTTCGTTGCTGACAAACTTAAAGTATTTTTCAATTCGATGCTGGTAGCCTACTATTTCGTTTTTTGTTAGTTCATTAAATCGTTTACCCGAAAACATTTGTATAAAATCACGCATAACCTGACCGCTTGAATTTTCACCCATCCACAACACGAATTTCAAACGATGCTTGTAAGCTAACATTAAAAAATACCATTCCATCCAATAAGACTTACCAACGTTATCGTGTCCAAGAACTATATTTAACTGTTTTCTTTTAAACAACAAATACTCATCAAGTCGGCAACCTATTCCAAGTCCTTTGCCTATATTACCATCCCGGTAGTTAAGTAAGTATTCAGTACTATGTCCGTCTTCAAGAATCATTTTCCAAGTTGTTTCATTACGTTCTCATAAAATATTTGGTCATTGCTTTTAAAGTTTGGTTGTTTATGGGAAACATTCGTTTCCTTTTCCCAAGTCCTTACAGATGCTTTCCAATCCTTCATTTTACTTTTACCTACTAACCAACCCTTACTTACATAAAAGTCAAACCAACGCTTTGCATCAACGTTATTGTTACGTTCCAAACAATAGTTTTGAACTTCTTCAATAGTAGGTTGCTTAAATATATTCTTTTCATTCTTTACATTCTTGTTAGTGGTTGATTGCTGGTTAATCGTTGGTTGATTGTTGGTTAATTCGCTGGTTTCAACTTGGTATTTTTCAAAGTTAACAACGTGAATAATAGTACCTTGCGAGTTAGTTTCGATGGTTATTTCGTTGGTTGATTTTAATCGTTTTAAACAACTTCTAATTTGTTGAACTGACATATTTGTTTTTTGCGCAAGTATATCGCGACCAGTAACCATTGAACCAGCTTTAACAAGTTTACCTCTGTAATTTTTGTCTTTATGGTTAACTGAAAGCAATATAAACAAAAACAATTTAAACGTGTTTGTATCATTAAACCACTCCCATTCAAGAATTTTTCTGTGTATTTTGACCCACCCACTCATTTTTTGTCGTTTTGAATTTGTTTCTGAATGTGGTGGAGCGCACCTATTAAATCAAAAATTCCTTTCTCATCTAAATAAATGGTCTTTTGAAAACCATTGTCTTCAATTGTTAATGCTAACATCACCAGTTCACGTTCCAATACTAAATTTAATGTTCGTTCTTGGATACAATCTAAAACATACTTCATAATAAATTAAATTAAATTAAACAAAAAAGACCCTATCAAATCCGTAGGCTTCCACTTCTACTTCATTGACAAGGTCAATTCAAATTCATTCAGTCCTATATTGTGGAAGCGGACCTACTTTATAATAGCAAAAAACTTAAAGTGTTTTATAATACTCGCGCAATGGGCGTTCACACCGCTTCAACCATACGTCGAAATCAATAACATTATAAATCAATTTTGGTTCAATGTCGGCTCGTTTAATAGCGTCTAATTCGCTTTGTGCGTAAATGACCATAAAACGCGGTTTGCCTTCACTAAAGTAATTTACTTTGTATTGCTTAGAATGGTAAGTCATCGTTTTGCTCTCTTATTTTGTCACTTGTGTTTTTTGGCACATATTCAACGGCAGTTATTTGTCCGTTTGTCCAGTTAACTTTCCCGTTACCAACGTATTTTTTCGGTTTCTTTGCGTCGCGTTCTTCTTTTGTTTGCGGTAAAGTGATTGAAGCATTGTAACCGTACTTGTCGGGCGTATCGTTTACGCTCATTGTGTAATTTGAATAAGAACCATCGTTATTCTTAATGCTAAAATTAATTATTGCTGACATATTTATTTGTTTTTAAATTACGTGAAATTTTTGTTTTGCGTCTAAATAGGCTTGACGCGCTTGTTCTTCGGTGTTAAAATAACCTAAATGAATGATTTTTCTATTTAATTTTATTTGTGTGTGCCATTTGTTAGCAATTTTATGCCAATAATATCCTTTAACATTTGGTCTATTAAATTGATTTTGTTGATTAGTAACTGACCTTAAATTACAAATTCTATTATCGTTTTTTATTCCATTAATATGGTCAAGCACTGAAACACATTCTTTATAAACCCAATACCAAGCAAATTGATGACCTGACAATTTAAACGTTTTATATGGTAATTGAATTTGAATACCTAGCTGAATGTAACCATTTTTGTATTTACTGTTTACAATTTTTCCATAACGATTGTAAATCAATCCGCTTTCAGGGTCATATTTATAACCTCGTTCAATGGCTAACTGGCAACGTTCTTCGCGTGTCATAACGTATTAATTAAATCGTTGTAATACGCGCGACATTCCTCAACGCGTTGTTTGATTAGTTCAATGTCAGAGTCCTTGCGGTCAATTAACCAAGTCTTCACTCGTCGACTCTCAGGTATACTATCAAAATTATGAACACTTCTAACGTCTCGAATAGTTTCTTCAGAGGGTTCAATTTCAAACTTCTTCCAAGCCGTTCGCCTAATTTCATCATTGACAATTTCTTCAGGTGTATTGATTAAACAATAGCTTAAAATTGCGTAACGTTTGTCAGTAAGCCAAAGGTAGCCTTGCATTTGCCAGTAGTAATCCTTGTTCGGCACTTCTTCTTCAAAAAACGGGAACGTTGAAGCGGACCAGCTTGACTTCACGTCAAGTACATACTTGTCACCAATTGCGTCTGGCGTTCCTTTAATAAATTCATTCTCAAAAAATGTTTCGTTTTTTTGTGTGAAGCCTAAGTCAAGAACCCTTTCGCATAACTCAAGGCTTTCGTTTTCGACTTCGTTACCTTTGTCCGTGTAACGTGAACTAAATTCCTTTTTAATTCCGTAAATGTCTTCAAGCGCAAGTTCCTGAATATAGGACTTACAAGTTTGAGACAAGACCTCCCCCTTTGAACGGGGGTTGGTCATTATTTTTCCAAGTGCTGAACAACGTATTTTCATAGGAATGCAATTACTTTTCGTTGGGTTTCTGTTAAATTGAATTTGTCTAAGTCGCTAAGTTTCGCAGTTCCATTTTGGATTGCTTCAATAGCCTTGTCAAAACGTTCGTCACTAATTGACGGCTTTTGATTTCGCACGGCTTCAGCTGCTAAATTAGAGTCGTCGTCTATTGATTGCAAACAACACAACGCCTGAAGGGTATAACGACGAAAATAAGTCACGGCACTACCAATTTTTTGGGGGTCTTGAATGTCGGGCAACTTCATTGAACTACTTAAATTCTCGCCTGAATCACAATCAATAATAACCGTCTTTACGAAACCTTCGTCAATTGGTTGAATAAGAAGCAAACCAAACTCCAATAGTATAGGCTCAACTTCGTCAATCAATGCGTTAATGTCCGCGTAATTGTTTTTGAAATGGGGGTTTTTAGCGTTCTTGCTAACCTTACCGATTTTCTGTTTTGCCTTCCATAACTTGAAGTAAATGCTTGAAGGCTTAGGGATTAAATCCTCGAATTGTTCTTTGTTTTCCATAAGTGTTTACATTTATTTGGTTAAAATTATAAATTATTTCTTTGTTAAAAACTTTTTTGCGAAATTATTTTCAAGCCTAACTTGACAGATTGCGTAATTGGTCCACACGTCAAACTCAACTCCACACACTTCTTTGCTTTTTTCTTTAATAGACTCAACATTTTGAATCATTTCCGTGTGTCCGTAGCCATCGTAAGCGACAACAAATTGTCTTATTGCGTGAATAACCGTGGAATGGTCACGTTGAAACAATTTTCCTGACTGACTTAAACTACTTCCTGAAAGCCACGCCCAAACCATTCCTACATTGCGCCACATTACAACCTCACGGAGCCGTGTTTTATTTGCTGGGTCATTGAAGTCGTACGGACAAGTGTAGTAAAAGTCGGACATTTCAAACTTATTCCAGTTAATAAGGTGTATTATTTCGCCCCTTTCGTATACCATTGCCCTTCTAATTTAATATGCCTAATTCTGTTCATTAATTCCACATTGTAAGTTGTAAAAAATTGCTTTCGTACCGCGTCACAAACGCCGTGTGTAAATTCAATTGCTTTTTGCTTTCGTTTTTTCATACTATATCTTTAAATTTTTACTTTTTTTTAATGCTATACACATAAATTTAGCATCCATCCGATTGAAACACCCGCTAAAAAATATACGAGTTTCTGAAGCCAGTTTGGGTAATTCATTTGTCTAAGTTCAAACCGTTGTCGTAAACCATTTCACGCAACTTTTCACGTAGTTTTTCCGCGTATAGGTATTGAGACTCATTCAGGTCAACGTTGTACTTCAGTTCGCTTCTTAAATGCTGGTCAAACTCCCAAACAACTAAAAACCATTTTGAGCCTTCAATAGCCATATCGAAGTCGTTTTGTTCGTCAGGCAAGTTAAATGTTAATTGTGCTTTCATCTTATTCTGATTTAAAGGTTTCGTTGTAGTATTGTTCTGTCAATTCTGATAAAATACTAACACCATCTTCTGGCGTCCAAGATGCAGCTTTTATTATCTGCTCCTTCTCCATTGCTTTGGCTTGGTCAAGTATTTCTTGAAAATAAACTGATATATTACCGTTAACATTCATCATTTCTTCAAGCCACTCTACTGCTGTCTGTTTCATTTCTCGTAAGTTTCGTTGTAAAAATCAAATGTTAAATTCTCAAGTTCTTCAAAGTCCAGCTTTTCAATTAACCCTTGTTTTGTTAAGTACCCAGCAAACTTCATTAACATCGTTTGTTCTTCCATTAGCGTGTCGTTTAGAATAATATCGTATGAACGTTCGTAATCTTCGTCTAAAGGAAAATCAATTCCGTGATTAAAGTTTAAACCGATTATTTGCTCTGACATAAATTGGTGCGGTGCTTTCATTATTCAAAATTTTGATTAAAGTAATTGTGCAACCAAATACTATCAATTGAAACATCTAATTTTTCAAGAACTTTACTCATTCCATCTTCAAAAGCGTTTTCAATACATTGTCTTTCATAATTTTTCGTATCTCTAACTATTTTAGAAAAGGCATCAATATCAGTAATTTTCATACTTACAATTTCATCTAATTTTTCAATGAACAAATTTAACGGTGTTTTCATATACTTTCAATTATTTGGGTTAATACTCGTTTGTAACTTTCAATCAATCGTTTTTTACCACGTTCGCAAGTGTCAATTTTGTCGTCACTTGGTTTTGTCCAGTCCATTAATGAATCCACGTACTTAAGTGACTCAATTCTATTTTCCATATGCTTAACTAAAGTAAGTAAGCATTCCGCACGTTCGTGCAAGTTCTTAATTTCTAAAGTGTTCATATCGTCGCTAAATAAATGATTGATAAAATGATTACTGCGCAACACGCAAGACCGAAAGCAACGTCTTTTTGTTGTTTGGTCGAAGGAATAAATTGTTTCATCTTTACTTTGTTTTAATGTTTACCCTACAAATGTATAAAACTTTTTTTAAGTTGTTCAAAAAATTTAATTATTTTTTTTCATCTGCTTATTTTATTAAGCGAAATACACCAAAATTAAGGGTTTTGAATATTTCAATAAACAAAAAGAAAGGGTGCAACCTAAGTCACACCCTCTTGTAAACACCTAACCGATTCTTATGTAAAGGAAAACAGTACTAAAGTACTACTTTTTTGTTATTTCTAATTGAATCCTGAAGGAATGTCATATATGTTTTGTTCGAAATTGTGTACGCTGGGTGTAATTTATTACTACAACCCATTGAATGACGCATTGTCCCCATTTTAGTTGTATAGGTTTTTCTCAATTTAATCTCGTAAGACCCGCATTGTGGGCAACAATACTTTTCTTCACCGTGTAACGTCGCGTAATTGAATTTGTGTTCAACGTAAGGTTCTAATTTTTGGTAAACACCTTCCAATATAGTCACGTCGTTTTTACAATAGTCAACCATTAGTTGCAACGCTTCGGAATCCTTGTCTAAAACTATTTTTTTCCATAAGTCAAAGCCTCCAGTTTCGGTCTTCTTTCCAACCTCTAAGAATTGTGCAATATAGTCAAGTTTATTTGAGTTAAATAAGAAGCCACTTTTAGCCATTTTAAGCGTGTCTAAAGACTGGTAACGAGGGAAAACATTAATGCCGTGAAATAAACACCGTGTACGAAGCCATTTAACGTCGAAACGGTCTGAATTGTGACCACAAATTTCGTCGGCTTTGTTCAACTCCTTAATAAAGGTTTTTAACATTGCTTTGTCACATTGCTTTTTGTCCCACGTTAAAGAGTGAATTTCGTCTTTTCCTTCCCACTTCCAACAGATGCAAATTATTGCACGTTCTTTTAAAATGTTTTCAGGACCAAGCGAAAGTTTGTAGCCACTTCGCCAAGACAACATAACATTAGGGCTAACCTCAATGTCGAAAAATATACGTTTGCGCATAAATTATTTAAAAGGAATGTACTGAGTGCCACCCGACACCTTAATAGCCTTTAACGCTTGTTTGCGGTTGTTCCCACTACGGTAACTTAAGTGAAACCACGCCGCGTTATTGTCGTCACCAAACTCGTAAATTGCTTGGTCAAATTCAACGTTGTTTAAAATCCAAACAAACAACTCGCGACTTGTCAAGTCTAAGTCCATCGCTTCACCTTTTGAATGCTGACTGGAACTTGCACCACCGATTCGCTTATTCAACGCTTGGCTTCTGAATCCTGAGTTTATTCTAATTGGTTTACCGACGTGTTTACGTATTGGTTCAAAGACGTTTTCACAAAGTGCTTTCGCAGACTTCAATTGTGCTTCATTCATTGCATTGCTAATTCCGAATTTTGTCGCCGTGTCTGAGCGTTCAAATTCTTGTCGGGTTACGTGTTCGCTTAACTTCATTTCCATTTAAAAAATAGGTAAATTAATGCAATCAATCCAGCAACCACAACCAACAACTTCAAAGGTGAATTAAAACCACTTTCTTTCGCTTCAGCTTTCTTGACTTTCGCTTGTTGTTTAATGTATTGCTTTTGGATTCGTGTTTTATATCGGTATTCAATGCGTGTTTGCCACCTTGTTTTTGGTACGTACACCGTGTTAAAGTGAATTATTGTGTCTTTAGTTGTATAGAAATACGTCTTTTCGCCGTTTATAATTAACGAATCAATTGACCTTATTCGAATAGTGTCTGAAGTTGTTTCGCACCGCATTCCTTTTTTTAACGCCTTTTCGTAGTGCCACTTTGCTGAACAACTTGAAATACATAAAAGCAAAATGAAAGCCACAATGAAACTCAGAACAAGACTAATTAATTGAAGCCAGTTTACTTTCATTCCTGAAGTTGTTTTTTAACGTTCTTTGCTTTGTGAATTAAACCAATAATTTTATTTAAAAACGAATAACCTTTAACCGCCAGGAACGATTCATCCATTGACTTGACTTCAATGCTTAATAGAATTAAACCTATTAATTTAGTTGAAAGGTAGTCAACACTAACAACCATTTGCGTAAGGTCGTTAAGAATAAAGAAGTCCGCAGCGTAAGTTAAACACACACAAGCAATGTAACTTATAAGTTTCGGAACGAATCCGTGTCGAAGTCTTTTACTTAGTATTTCAACGCCCGTTTTTTTGGCTTTCCAAAGACCGAAACACGTGTCTAATAGAATAGCGACAATAACAAGAATAACAATTCCTTTGACGGGTGCAAAAAATAGCAATAAAGTTTTGAGTATAGTGGTTAGATAGGTCTTCATATAATTAAAATAGAATCAGTATAGCCGTTATCTTGTACGCGTGTTGGTCGAATGTCTGAGTCTTTGTTAAGTTCCGAAATAAATTCAGGGTATAGGTCTTTATTATCCTTTAAAAACTTAAATAAACGTGCTTCGTAAAATGAAGCCTTTTGAGCATAGTGGTCTTGGGCGAAGTTCACTTCTTCTTTTGTCACCGACGTTGAGTAGTCGCCGTTTTGCATTTGAAGACCTTTGTTTTTAAGCTGGTAACTAAGTCCAAATACCGCGTCTTCAGCACTTCGCCACGCAACTACGGGTTGAATATAAGTCACAAGTGTTTCTTCATCGTTGTTCAGCGTTTGCGCGTTATACCCCGTTAACATATACTTGTAAAAGTACGTTCCTAATATAGGTTGTACACGCATATCGGATTGAGTTCGAATGAATGGTGTCACATCGTTTACATCCACGTTCGCCGTTATCGGTGTTTGCGTTTTTAAATAGTTTTCAGTCACAAAAAAAATCATATCGCTGGGGGTGTTGTTTGTTGAATAACTTGTTGTTTAGTTAAGTCACCACCTTCAATTGGTGGTAAACTTGCAAGTGCGCGAATTTCGTTTTCAGTCATTGACTCAAGTACCTTTGTCGCGACAAGTGGACTCATTGCGTTCAAAGCGTCTGTTGTTTGCGAACCTTGTCCCTCAAGTTCAACAATAGTTTCGTTTATAATTTGGAAATTGTTTAAAGTCAAACTCGCCTTAACTTTTCCAATTCTTAAAATGTCGTTAAATATACTTTCGATTGTGTCACGCAAAGGAATAATAGTATTCTTTTCAAATATTACGTAGGCTTGTTTAATGTCAGAACCCGAACCAAGTTTGCCACTTACACGAATACCCATCAATATAGGGTCAATTGTGTGCGCTTGACAAATCTTTGAATCGATGGACTCGGTTGTAACTTGAAACAAGTTGTCATTTGAATTAGTTGGTATTGCTTCAATCTTTGGAAGGCTCTCTTGGTTGTTAGCGAAGAACGCAATAGCTTTCCCAGCGTTGTGCGCTCCCTTTGCCTTTTCAATTGTTTGTTTAATTGACCATTTTTCTTCTTCAGTTTGTGGCTTCTTTGGAAACATCATTGCAAACGACGGAAAAATACTATTTAATATGTTCGACTTTTGTAAGTATGACATTTCGCCATCTAAAAACGCCCAGTTAAACGCACTCGTATAGCTTGGTAACGGGTAAATGTCTTGACCAACTGAATGGTTTTCCCACACGTATAGACATTCGCGCTCCTTAGTCCCGTATTTGTAAGGTTTAATTGTTTTAACATCTATTAACGAACTCCAATCTTCACACAAAAAGTATTCAGTTCCGTCTTTTGAACGCCTTACCTTTTCAGGTCCTATACGATTTGCCTTAACAAGGTCACCAATTGCGTTAAAATGCAAGTGAAAGTACACTCGGTTATGTAAAATAACATCTTTAGTTACTGAAGGAATCGTCTTTTTAAAGTTCAAACGCTTGTCAATTGCGTATACTTCGACTTTTTCCGTAGCAGTTGCATCCTTTTCGATTGCCAATTCATAACCGCCACCCGTTACCGCGTTCGTTTTAAAGTCAACTATTGACGCGTGAAGCGGACTTGTGTAGTAAAGTTGGTTAATTAGCTGAGGGTAAAGGTTATCGTCACCAAAACGAATGTAACCGTTTGTTTGTTGGCGACCATTCACGTAAGGTAAGGACAAGTTGCCACTACCTACACGCATAAATGGTGTGCTAAAACTTTGGTAACCTGTTTCGACAACTTCAACGTTTTGTGATTTGCCTATGTTAAAACCGAATAACTTCATATTAATCGTAAATTGTGTTTAATTGCGTACCCCATACAACCATACGCCCTTCTTCAACTAATCGAAGACCGTCGGGTGTAGTGTTTGGGTCTATTATAATAGGGTCAGCACTTTCATAAACCTTATAAAAGTATTGTCCCTTAATCAAATTTAAGTCAACCCCTTCAATAAATTGGAATATATTAAACCTTTCCGGGTAAGCGGAATAATCTGACATTGTCCAGTAAATAGGTTGACTATCCGTGTTGTATTCGTTCTCAAATTCAAACAACCAATAAGGGTTTACAATCGTTGCGTTCTCTGTCAACGTTAAAACGATTTGATTTGTCTGACCTTGTTCAATGTAAATCATACTTAAGAATAGTAGAAATACTTAGTTGTTATAAAACAAAAACGCCCACCGTAATTGTGAGCGTCTTCGTGTTTGCGAAATTGGTATTTTATGGAAGTAATCCAGCAATGATTGTTGGGTCAACCGTGTACGCCAAAAATTCCGATTCAGCGGTCAAAGTAACGGAATACTTAGAACCGTCAGCCTTCGCCGTTCCAGAACCTTCAGCGAATCCAGTTACTTGAACGTTTTCAAACCACCAATATGTGCCGTTCATATCTTTAACGATAACACAAAGGTCTCTTTGCCCTTCGCCAAGAATTTTAATAGCGCGAGACTTTGCCGCTTCACGTCGGTGAAACATTAAAGTAATTGTTTGGGTTACGAAAGAAGAACCATTCACTAAGTCAATAGCCGCTTCTTCTGTGTAGCTTCCCGTGTTTCTGTTAAATTCAAACGGTTGAAAATCCGTTGCCGTTGTAATTGACGTTACCTCCCAGTTCGTTGCGTTAACCGTTACTGGTATAGTAACTTCGCTTTGTGACTGAATGTAAACCGCCTGAATGCCACCCTGATTGTTGTCGCATCCTTTAGTTATGTTTTCAATTATTGTACAAGCCATTTTTTTAAGTATTAAAAAAGGGGAAAGGGACAAACCCGCTCCCCTCTTTAGTTAGTTAATTATTTAATTAGTCGAAACAAACGTTGTATACAACAATCTCGGAAGGGTTCGTGTAATGGAATCCAACCTTCAAGTTAGCACGTGTTCTCAAGTAAGGCTCAGCAACTGAGTCAGACAAGTTAACCGCCTTTAACGCTTTAGAATCTCCTTCAGCATCGAATGCGTAAACCAAGTTTGACTTCAATGTCAATACCATAGTGTTGTCAGGCATTCCCGCACACACAACAACTTTAACACCTAAGAAAGTCAAAGGTAATGGAGTTGTAACATACGTTTGACTGTTACCAGTTGCAGCTGCAATTTCGTAAGCGGCAGCCACGTTTGAAGAAACGTAAAAACGAAGGTCAGATTTTCTCTGAAGTATTGCTGGTGTAGCCGCAACGTATACGGATTCCATTTCAGTAAGTACGTTTCCTGAAGTGATTGCACCGTTGTACAAACCATTAGTTCCAGCAACGATTAAATCGTCGTTACAAAACTTCTTAATGTAACCGTCACACAATCCAAGTGTAGCGTCTTCGCTAAGGGTGTCACCTTGCCAACGTAGCAACTCAATTCCTTCACCGATTTTACCAGCCATTTCCGCCCAGTAATAATTCATAAATGCAGCAACTGTAAAGTCACCGTTTGAACCTTGTGCCATTTGCAAAGAAACGAAAGACTGCTCAAGGTCAAATTGGCAAAGTTGAGCCATTGCGGACAATGCACAAACGTCAACGTCAATTGCGTCAAGTGCGTCTGTTGGTGCAGTAAAGTTACAAGTTGACGCTTGTAAAATGTTTCCGAAAGTAACGTTCGCTAATTTAGTAGCTGATTTGATACCAGGAAGTGTTCTGTAATTGTCTACGATGTCCTCAGTTATATAAGCACGACCATAGAACTCATTTGGGTTTGGACAAAGCAAAGCGTTTGTTTCAATGTCCAAGTCGAATTTTAGTTTTCTGTTCATTGTATTTATTATTTGTTGTTATTTACTTGTTTAAATCGAAGTTTCTGAACTTCGTGAATCTGTCGTAAGCGCTGAATTTTTGCTCAGACAAAGCCACTTCTTCAACTTCTTCTTCTTCAACTACTGGAATCATTGCCTTAACTTCAGCAATTGCCTTAAGTAATTCAGTAGCCATTGCGTCAAGTGCTGGTTGAACGATTGCTAAAACCGCTTCAGAGTCAGCAACTGGGTCAACTGCCATTGTTGTTTCTTCAACTTTGTCTTCAGACATTTCAACTTCTTCTTCTTCAACCACTTCTTCAGTTGCGGTTACTTCTTCTTCAACTACTTCTTCAGTAGCTTCAACCACTTCGGGAGCGGCTTCTTTAATTTCAACGATTTGTCCGTCTTTTACCACGTAAATCTGACCTTCAATAAGGTGTTCGCCATCAGGTAGCTTCATACTATATTCATTTAATTTGTTACTTGTTTGTGCATTCAATTTCATACCTAAGTAGCCTTCAATTGAAAAACCGATTTGACCATTCTCAACTAACTTATTATAATAGTCTTTGTCAGTCACTTGAGCGGTTAGCATTAAAGTTCCCTTAGGCACTTCGATTCCGTAGCTTGAATAAGACTTGTCTTCAGTTGGGTTGTCCACAATCCACGCTTCAAGTATGTAAGCTGGAACGGTCTTCTTTTGGTCGTGTTCTAAATTGAAAAGGTCTTTATTATTCAGACCTTCCATAAATTTCAAGTGAATGTTTTCAATTTCGTCAGCCGTAAATTCAACAAAGTATTCTTCACCTTCGTCGTTTCGGTATATTTCAGACGGAATCATTGCGGGTGCAACAATTCGCATCTTTGGTTCGTCAGTAAATTGAATTTTTTTAACCGCAGAAAACGCCATCCCTTTGACAATTATGGCTGGTTTTGACGTGAAAGCAACTTGTTCAATCCCTAAGTCTTGACCGTCGCTATACTCTTCGTCTATTGTTACCTTGTAAACTGGTAAATCGTTATTCATACTTTTAGAATAGCATTAAAAAACAAGTGTTATTTTTTTTATATTTACCAAAAAAAAGTTATGATTAAAATAGGTAGTAAAGAAATCAAAAATTTCGCATCTGAAATGGACATTCAAACCTTTGAAAAGGTGTCGTCTTTTATTAATGACAACGAAGCCGAAACATTTGAAAAGTGGATTAACATTTTTGTTTATTTAGGTGCAGACGAAAACGAAATAAACGAAATGGATTTCAATGACTTTCGCGAATGCGTCAAAGAGTTTAACGCGGCACGTGAACAAATAACCCCGAACTATACAAAGACGATTGAAATAGGTGGTTACACTTACCAATCTTTTGAAGACGAATTTAAGTTGTCCGTTCGTGATTTGAAATATATTGAAAAGTCAATAAAGAAAGACCCAGCGAACTACCTTGCGCGAATGTTGGCAATCATTTTTAAACGTACTGACTTGACACCAACCGAACATTATTCAGACGCGCATATTGACTTTAAAACAAAGTTGTTTAAGAAAGAAAACGCGGAACTTGTTATCCCGTTCGTTGCATACGTCGGAAATAAGTTGAACGAAACCGTTGAAAAGTTAAAAGTTGTCAATGAAGCTGAAGGACAAACTACCGAAGGGGTGGCATAACGTAACCGTTGCGCAGTTCTTAGAAATAAACGAACTTCAGACCGAACAATTTGAATCTATTTTAGATTATGAAATTGAAGTGCTTTCAATTTTATTAGACGAAGAAGATGAATACTTTCTTGAAATGGACTTCGACGAACTTAACGAAGTAATTGACCAAGTCACTTGGTTAAAACAACAACCAAGAAACAAGTTACAAAAGCGTATTGAATCATTCGTGTTTGCGCACCCTGACAAATTAAAGTTAGGTGAATTTATTGACCTTGAGTTTTTCTTCGCCGACGGTTATGTCAAGAATTTAACCAAGATTTGCGCAATATTTTGGCGTAAAACTAAACAAGACGAATGGAGTAACGAACTTCGTGAACCTTATTCGTTTGACTTAGAAGAACGAAAAAACGAATTTGTTGACTTACCAATAACACACGTGTACGAAATCATTCCTATTTATTTAAAGTGGCGTGAAAACTTTCTGAACGTATACAACAATTTGTTTGAACCAATAATAACCGAACCCGACGAAGACGAAGAACTTGACATCGAAGACATCAAAGCGGAACAAGAAGAAAAGAAGTTTAAACGCTGGTCGTGGGAACAAACACTTTACACTTTAGCAAACGAAGACATAACTAAAATTGAAGACGTTACTAACTTGTCGGCAATCTTTGCTTTCAATATGCTTTCAATGAAAAAAGACTTAGCGGTTTAACCTATTAAACTACTTACTTCACCCGCTGGTAATCCGTAAGGGTCATCAATCCAGTTAAACGTTAACGTCAATTTAGGGTTGTTTAATATTGTAGCCATTTCCAGCAAAGGGTATGTTTCGAACTGCCAAGCAATATACTCTTGCATTACTTCATTAATAATATTTTGAACTTCAGAACTACCTAACCAACGTTCGGTAATATCAAACGGGGCAATGTATTGCGTTCCTTCGTCGAGAAAATAATAATAATATAGTACGTTTACAACTACGTTAATTTCATTCAATCGTGTTCCTGACATTGCAGAAATACGAACCGAATTGTACAAATCGTAGGTTTCAATTAAAGTCAAATCTTTAATTGTACGTTGCAACGCCTTTGCAAGTTTATTACGGGTCGCGTATTTTACTTTAAACGTAGCCATTAAACTTCGTAGTTTACAAGTTCAGTTGTAACCCACGCTTCAATATCTGAATCATCCCAAGTTGTTTCGTAAGTAAAGCCTTGTAAGTTTACACCAAATTCAGCGGTTTCGGTTGTTAGTGTTATGTCAACAGAACAAGTTTTCGTGTTTATATTGTCATTCACGCAAATCACGTTTACAACTGGGTCTGTTATTTCAACATTGAATTGTTCAAATCTGTAAATCATATCTATTAAATTAAATTAGTTCCGTTCCAAGTAAAGTCGCGCACGGGAATATACCTGAACGCTCCCGCAGTCTTGTCAAGTCCGTTAATAATTGGTTGCGCTGCGGTATACATATACATTGCGTTTGCCGCGTTGTCGGGTTGCGTTGTACTTGAAACAATATAATTTGTTTGAACGTTAAACGGCGCGTAATTTAAACAACCACTTGCATTTCCAAACGTTGCTACATTAAACAACTCGCGAATGTTTGCAAGGCGACACCCTGAGAAACCGCCAAAAGTACCGTATGAATTAGTTACCGCAGTCGCCCAATTTACACCGCCACCAATTGCTATATAATAACCAAGTACTTTATTGTCAGCAAAAGTTGACCAGTCAATAATCCATTTGTTTGCGTATAGTGAAAGACCTAACGTGTCCGTGAATCGTTTGTTATTTCCGAATGCGTTGTTTTTCCAAAGCAAATCAAAACTATTTAATCGCCCAGCTTCAAAGTCCCCATCGTCGCGACTTAAATAACTTATTGTTTGACCCGTCTTTAATAGTTGCGCACCAACCGGAATAAAGCCAGTAGTGTCAATTTCCAATATTAAATGGTGCTGATTGCCTAAGTAAGTAATATCTGAAGGTACTATTGTGTTCGCGTTTTGGTCTTTTACAAGTACGTCAAGCGGGTCAGTCGCATCTATACCAGTTACAAAAGTTCCGTTAACTGAAATTTGATTGTCAGCTACATCGTATTCAACAACACCACCACACGGCACGTTCAAGTTTACAATAGTTCCATCTCCAGCCTTTTTAATTTTTGCAACGCCGTCTAAGCATTCAGGGCAGTCTACATTTATAGTTAAGTCTTGGACACTTGGGTAAGTAAGGTTTGAAAGTACGTTACTATTTTCGTCAATTACTTGAATGTTTACGTCGGGTAAATTAAGTGTATTACCTGAAGGTACGTTTTGAAAATAACTTTCATCTGAATTTAATACACGTACTGGTGCGCAATCATTGCTACTTGGTTCAATTGGTTCGTAAGGAATAGCTTCAACACAATATCCATTCACTTGAAAAGTCACGGTCATAAACCACCCCGCAACGTAATCCAAATCAAAGTTGTTTAGTGGTGTTAATGTCGGCGAACTCATTATTTCAACACTCAAGTCAGGACCATCCGAAAAGTAAAGGTAAATGTCGTTTAAGATTAACTCAGTATCGGACAATATTACGTTCAAATTTGCGCGGTCTTTCTGTATTACATCCACACAATAGATGTCAATTGTAAAATCCTTTTGGTTTAATGTAGGTAAACTCGCGTTTGGCACTACAAAAACAACCGGGTACTTTTCATCCAGTGTACAAAAGTTCGGCATTTGCTCACGAAATTCACCCGCAAACTTTTTGATTTGTAAATGCGCGTTGCAAAACGCTTCAATTTTATTAAGTAGAGAATAATAACTTGTCATAGTGTCGCGCTTTCTTGCATTCGTTTAACCTTGTTTTGGCTTGTTGTAATTTCAGATTCAACAACCACCGCTTGAATTGTTGTCTGTCCAGCTTCAGCAGACTTAGAACCAGTCATTGTGTTGGCTTGGTTTGCACCGCCAAATAAATTAAATGAAGGTGCAGCCGCCCCCGCAGTTGAACCGCCCGTTTCACCGCCACCAATATTTGAACTCGGTGTACTTGGTGCAGTTGAGCCACCGCCTTCGAACTTCGTTGCTGAGATTTTTTTAATGTTTGCTATACCCGAAGCGACAACCGACGCAGCAACCAAAGCACCGACAATAGGACCAGCAATAGGACCAAGTTGCATTGCATTTGAGAACGCCGAAACCGCTCCTTTAATCATATCAATGGTTGCCATTACTATATTAATTTTTTTCTGAGTTTCAAACGCTTTCTTTTGCGACGCAACAGACTTACCAGCAAACGCGCCGACAAGGTCAGACAAGCCTTGTAAACCTGACTTAGTAATGTCGGCAACCATTTGAGTTGTTTTGTTTACCGCTTCAACTTTTCTTTCTCTTTCAGCTTGTTCAAGTTCCGCACGTTTCTTGTTGTACTGGTCTTCAATTGCAAGTTTTTCTTGTTCGGTTAAATCGGAACGTGAAAGGTCTTCTTGTTTTTGAATGTCAAGCATTTCGACTTTTTTCGCGTAACCTTCTTCCATCATTAACGCTTTCGCTTCACGGTCACGCACCGCATATTCTGCGTCCAATACTTCTTGGTTTGCTACACGTTGTGCATCCGCCGCTTGTTCAAGTTGTGCAAATTGGTCTTTAGTTATTAATTTGTCAGTAAGCAACTTTTGAAAATCCGCTAATTGCTTTTGATAGTCTTGGTTAATTAGTTCGGCACGTGAAAGGTTTTCGTTTGTTGTTACTTCTTTAAGTCTGTTTTGAAATTCAATTTCTTGTTGTATTGCTTTGTCGGAATAAGTCTTTCTGATTTGGTCAGCCTTCGCACCCATTACAACGTTAAGTTCGTCTTCTAATTTAAGACGTTCGTTTTTCGTTAGGTTTTTATTGTACTTTAAGTCTTGAATTTCACGTTCGTATTTACGCTGATTCATCAATAATTCTTTCTGAATACCTTCGTTCATTAACTCAAGTTCTAAGTCTTGGTATCTGCGAGTTGCATTAAGTCGGTCTTGTTCGAATTTTATTTGGTCTTCTTTTCGTTTCGCTTGTATATCCGCTGCATTTTTACGTACCTTTTCTTCGTTCTCTGCAACCTTTTGCGCGTTATTAATACGCATTACGGTTAACTCATTTGCCGCGTTTTCAACAATTACTTTTTGTTCTGCAAGTGATTCACGAAGTTTTGTTATTTCTTCTTTTGAAAGATTATTAAGTTCTTCGTGTTTTGCAATACGCAACTCCATCAACGCTTGTTCATTTTTCGCTGCCTGAATAAGTCCCTTTTGGCGACGCGCTTCCATTATTGCAGTGTCCTGACCTAAGGCTTTCATCTTTGCAATTTCAAAATCCATTGCCCTTGTAGCGGATTCGCTTCTTTCTTTGTTCGCCTTACTTGCCGCTTCAGCCGCTGCAATTTGTTTTTTCGCGCTATCTTCAGCCGCGTTTGCCGTTAACCCTAACCAGTCGGTAAGGTCTTTAAACGCTTGTATAGCCGCGTCAATAACTTGCATTATTAAATCAAACGCTTTGCCGATTGCGTCAAGTATAGGTTTAAGCAAACCAAACTTATTCATTAAAGCAATAATTGCAACCGTGATTGCAACCACCGCAGCAACCAACAAGAATATTGGGTTTGCAAGTAACGAAATACCAAATTGAATAAACGCTTTTGTAAGTGACCCAACAACCGAAATAAGTCCTTTGATTTGTGTGCCTATTTGCGAAGGTGTAATTGAACCAAGTGTCTTTTGAAACAATTTTGCCGACTGCGCCGCTCCTTCAAAATCCAAACTCATTAACTGAGACTTCATTAAACCAAACGCGTTGCTTGTCGCTTCAAACTTTGACCCCGTAGCAAATACCGCCACTTGTTCGTTTGCGTCTTTTATTTGGTCTGAAACCGCACCCGCTGCTTCAGCAAGTCTTTGCATTTGTGCCGGGTCGGTAGCGTTTGCAAGTTCACCTTTAATTTCACGCAATTGCGCTTTGAGTTCTGCAAGTCCCCCAACCTTTATAGTACCTACGTCAATAGTTCCAGCCATACTTTAGAATAGTTAAAATTAGTTCGTGTTTTAAACTTCCAAGGTTGCGGAATAACCCCACTCTTCAAACTTACTTATTGCATAGGTTAAAGCTGTGTCAATGCTTTGCGTTTCGGTTGTGTCAATTACTATACTAAAACTATTGTGAATCATATCGGTCAATATTACTTCACCAATATCGTATTGACTACGGTTGTAATATGTATTAAAACTTACATCTATTGTTAAACCGTCTGCGTGTGCTACGTATTCGATTCTTACGTACACCTCATTCAATTCAATTGGTGTCCCGTGTACTTTTATTTGTGCCGTGTTTGGCATTACTATTAATCCCATTAATCTAATCGTTTATATTTTAAAATCGAACCTTTCCAATTTCTTGATGTTCTCCCAGCTGCCGGTGTTGCTTGACCTAATTGTAATTTAAATGTTGCATTAGCACTCGCTCTGAATGTAACAAGTATTCTCGCATTTTCTACTACAGTTAAATCTGCACTCGCTGCACCTAAAAAAAATGAACTTGTTACCGCTGCATTACTCCCATTGAATGCTGCTCCTGCAGTTGTAATAGATTGGTAAGTAACTCTACCAGTTAATGTTCCAGCAGTAATTCCAAATGAAAACGCATAATCTCCAGTTGTATTATTGGCGCTATATGCTAATGTAATATCGACCATATAAGTACCAGTAGCAACCACACTAAATTGTAATTCCGTGTCATCTGTTGCACCGCTATTCGTTACGTCTTGGTTTGCACTCTTAACAATTGTTGTCCATCCTTCGGGGTCTGCAATTGTGAAAGTTCTATTTGCGCTCAAGTCTTGAGTGCTTCCGTTTATCGTTAGCGTTCGTGTTGTTGGCACACCACCTAACCCCGCAAGTGTATATTCAGGAACGTTAAGCGTGTTTGTAATAAATGTACTTGCGCCTGAACTTCCAGTTGTTGTTAAAGTTATGTCGTCTTGTTTAGCATTTAATGCCGTCTGTAAATCGGTTTGACTTGACAACGTTCCCGTTATTGAACCCCAAGTCGCACCCGAACCCGTTACAACTAAGTTGCCACTTCCAAGTATTGAACTTCCGTTTATCGTCTTTATGTTTGTACCGCTTACAAGCGTGTCTTGTTTAAAACTATTTAAGTAACTCATAATTTAAATAATATACCATTGAAGTTGTCCGTCTACTAAAGTAACCGAATCCCATTGAAGAAGTTTTAAGGTCAATGCACCGTCTATTGTTTGCGTTCCATTTCCGTCAATTGTCAATGCTGCCGTTCCGACGTTCTTAATTATAAACTGCTGACCCGTGTTTCCAAGTGCTGGAAGTGTCCAAGTTGTGTTTGTTGTGCCTTCATAAATCAATACGCTTTGCTGGTCGTTAATTGTCCACGTATCGTTCCAAAAAAACATAGGGTAAACAACCGGGTACGGATTCACAATATTATCGACAAACATTCCTGAACTTTCAACGTTCTTGTTGTCGCCTACAATTACGGCTTTATGTCCGCCACTTACGACGTTGTTTATTCCTTTTACCGTTACATCTGAGAATGCTGATATAACATTGTTGTTGTCGTAAAAGTGACCATTTAATACGTTTATTACACCGCCCGTGTTTGGCGCTGGAATAATAGGCTTTAAAGGTTTAAACGGGACAAGTTGAATGTCTTCGTCAACCGTAATCAATTCAACCTTTGTTAACATCGGTACGTTAACATTGTAATCAATCACCTTGTTAATATTGTACCAGTCATCAAAGATTCTGATTTTGTCATTCATCTTAATTGACTGAATATCGTTTTCGGTCAAATAGAAATAAGCGGTTAACATTTTACCCGTGTTTATTTGGTTTAATGTTCTTCGCCAATAATTATTGTAAAGGTTGTTTGTTGTTAGTATTGATTGCGGGTAAAAGTAAAAGTCACACGTTGCAAAATTTAAATCAAAACTTGGACTTATTGGATTATCAAAGTGTGTTATTGCTGGGTACTGAGTTAAACCAAACTGACCAACGTTCGTTGAAATGTCGTCGTAAATATTGAACACACCGCAGTCAAGCATAGGACCATCGTAAAGGATTCGTATGTTCGTCTTTGGCGCACTACCTACAAACATAGGGACAATTGCACCAAAACTTGATTGCGTTATTGGTGTCGGACTAAAGACAAGTTCTTTTTTGTCTTCGCCTTTGATATACTCGTTTTCAAAAATGTATTCGACTTGTCCGTACACTTCATTGGTTGCTAACTTGTAAATCTTATTTGGTTCGTCAGCGTCTTGTTTGTATGTTAATATCATTCGTTTTTGCGAAGTCTCAGCCAAAAACTGAAGATTTTGGTCACGGTCTTTTGCTAACTTTTCACTCCAATCTTTACGCGCACCGCTATCATAAAAATCGTCACGTGATTGAATAATTAACTTTTGTGAGTTTGATATGTCAACACTTACAAACAAATTGTACATTGTGAAGATTGACTTAATGAAGTCCGCTTGTTTTATTTTTTTAGGTACGTAAGTGTTCATAAATATGTCACCACCGAAACCAATTGTATTTGAAGTGTAGTTAACCGTTACTTTGTAGTTACTAATTGTGTAACCAATATAAGCAGTTGCTATGTTTCCACCAGTAGCCGCGTTTCTGAATTCAGCGTTGTTTTGTAACGCATCAACTTCCATTGAACGAAGCAATTGAACCGTGTCACCAATCTGCAAGTTGGTAACCATTAATTGAATGTTCACCGTATCGTTAACCAACACGTTGGTTGTGCCTGGTGCATAACTATTTCCTTCAAGCAACCAAAAACCAAGCGGTGTGTCATACGTTCCGTAAAAACCAGCACCGCCACCATTAACAGAAACCGCAGCGCCAACACGCGTGTCAACGTCGCCATCTTGTAAATAAATTGTAAACGCGTTCGGATTGCGAACAAAAGTAGTATATGTCAGTTCAATGTTAAACGTTAACGCCGCTGGTGCGTTAAGTAGTATTTGATTTGTCAACGTTGCCGTCAACGGGTCAAAGATACCAGCGTTGTCTTGAACCTCAGTAAGTCCGTTAACGGGTGCGCTATTAATATTGTTAGGTGAAAATTGATAATCAAAATAAGTAAACTCGAAAGTACTCATTCCCGCAGAAGTTGCTACAACCGTATATTCACCATTGTCAATAAATGGGTTGTCACCGTTGTACGGAATCAATAATTTATTAAACTTGTCCGCTGCTAAAGAAGTCCATTGGTAAGTAAAACCAGCCGTTTCAAAGATTCTGTCAAAGTACGTCTTTGCATATATTGCTGGTCTAAACTCATTCAATAAATATTCATTGTTTGGGTTATAACACACGGGGTATTTGTAACCATCCGCAACCGTATGCGACCAACTTGCAATTACATTCGTTGAATTATATTCGTGGTCCAAGTCTGAAAAATCCAAGTTGCTAAGTTCCTTTGAACCAAGCGTTGTGAAGAACGAACTTGCGCCGTCTTTAATTAGTACTTCGTAAGTTATTTCTTGTTCTTGAGAATCCGTTGTTTGCTTCTTAACTATGTTTATGAGTTGAAGGTATGCGTCTTCAATTACTGGTATTCCGTTCTGTAATAACGTGCAAGTTGTTAACGTGTTTACGTTGAAAGTTCCGGCAATTACATTCGTATCGTAATAGTGGTTTAAAAGTTCGTGATTGTTTTTAGTACCGTCGAGCGTTATTGTTTTACTAAACGTTCCCGTCTTTTTGCTGATATCACGAATGTCACCAATACCAAAGTTAATGGGTAAGTTCGTTCCGTCTTTTACGTCAAGGTAACCCGTCTCAAGTTGTATTCTAACCATTGATTATGTTTTCGTTTGCGTACTTAATTACAATCGTCTTCTTAAACAAGTTCTTGTTTCGACTGCGGTTAATTTCAAAAGCCGTGTCCGTAATCAATACCGCATAGTAAAGACCGTCGGTGTCTTTCAAGTACACTTCGGGACTGGTCACAAGTTCTTCAAAGTACACGCTCATTTCTTCGGTTATCCAGTTCGTATTTAAGTCAAGTGTCTTTTCAACCGTTGGGTTAATTACACTTTGACCCCGTGAATAAGAATCGTAAGTAAACGTTCCGCTTGAAGTGTCACCCGGTATGTACTTGTTGTAAGTCTCGCGTTTAGTAGTTCCTTTTTCGTATGCCCTCAGCTGAAAAGCAAACGAACTGAAAGACCCCATTCTGTCAAGAAATAGTATTTCGTAATTCTCAATAGTGCATCGAAAGTCTAAATCAATGCGGTAATATTCTGAATAAGGTGCGCCCGTTATATTGTCACCGAACCAGTAACGATACCAAGTGACACCCGCTTGAAGCAATCCAGTTCCAGTGCCTGAAAACAAAGTCAAAGTTCCGAAGTTATTAGGACCAACCGCGACTTGACTATAAATATTAGTTGTGTTAATTGCTTTTCGGTAAACGTCACCTAACGAATTTTCGAAGTACATATAAAACTTGTCTTGTCCGTTGTTTAGTATGTTCACCCAAATGTCTTGAAATGGTGTACAATAAAATGCTTTAACCGGTTGTGTAGTTAAGAATAAGTCACCCGCATTTGTCAACGTGTAATTGTTGTAATCGTAGTTTCTAAAATCTTTAAATGACTGCGCACCATTAAACACATAGTGGTTAAGTGTACTTGCCAAGTTGCGGTAAATCGTTTTTCTGTTGTCCGCATAGGTTATGTCGCCTTCAATAGTTACGTCTGTAATTGAAGAAAAGAAAACATTAACATCGATGTAAGTTGCACCGATTGACACAACCGTATGCAAACCTTCAAGTAATGGATTCGCCACACCGCCATCGTCTTGTAATATATTGATTTGGTCACCCGTCACAAAAGTGTGTGTGCCTATTATAATTCGAACCACCGCAGAACCACCAACCAAAATACCAGTTGTTAAGTTAGTAGTGTAACCAACAACGTCAACAAATTCTTCGCCGTACTTAATATCGTACTTGTAATAGGACTCAGTCGGATTCCACCAAGACGTTATTGTTGGGTCAAGACTAAACGTTACTTGAGTTGACAACAACCGTGACAAGTCAATTTCACCGTAAAAGTCAACGTTTCTTGGTAGCACTCTATACTCGGCTATTTTATTCGCCGTGCCACTTTCGTAAACGTCAAACACGTAGCGAAAACTTGGTTTTGTTTTATTCGTCGAGTCAACCTCGCAATACACCCGGTTATATGCTGGGGTGTGAAGTTGGGGGTCTGTTATAATTGTTATTGCCATAACTTAGAATAGTAGTTTTTAATTCGTGTTTTAGAAGCTGATATACGCATCGTCGGTATAGTACATTTCTTTAATGAACGTGACCGCATACCTAACCGCATCCATTGCATCGTCAAACATCTTAATAGGTTCGTCACCTATGTCGTCACCCTTCTTCTTCCATTTGTAGTTTTCGTATTCCTTCTTCAGATAGTGGTTGTCTTCGCAATACACCTTAAAAGTCTTTACGTTTAGTATACCCTTGTTGACTTGTTTGTTTGCGTTGTTCACGTTGTAACCCGCTAACTGAAGTTCGTATATCATTTCGGGTCTTGAATAGTCGGCAAGTATGTCGTCGTTCTTGTGTATGTCCAGCGTCTTGAACTTGTCAATTAGGTCTGTTATGGTTAGGTAACTTTCATAGATGACCGGTTCAATGTAAATGTCGTTCTCGCAATAGTACACCTTCACCAACGCCGTCGGGTGGTTGTAACCGAAGTCAAGACCCATTACATAGTTAACGAATCGTTCAGGTCTTCGCTTCACGAATGTCCAGTTGTTGTAAATGTTCACCTTTGCAATTGCCCTTTCACCCAACGCATAGATTTGGTATAGTGCTTCGTCTGTTCGTTTCAAGTCTTCAATCTGTCGGCGTATGCTTTCAGGTAAAAACGGATTGTCTTTGTAGGTTGATTTGATTAAGACTGATTCGTCTTTCGGTAGTTCATACAACCAACCGCTTGAGTCACTCGGATTGTAGTCAAAGATTAACTTGTCTTCGGTTCGCATATTCAATTGCTGGAAGTCTTCAAACCATAGTTCGTTGGCTTCATTACACCAAGCAATGTCACGCTTACGACCTCGAATCTTTTGCTCGTCGTCTACCGAGAAAAACTCGACAATTGACCCGTTGCTAAATTTGTAGATGTTCTCAGACATATTATGGTTCGTCTTTTCGTAGATGTCCAAGTCTTTCATTATTTCAAAGAAGTCACGCATAACCGAAGCGCGTAACGCTGGGAACGTCTTACGAATAATTGACACAACCTTGTTGGGGTTCTGAAGGCAGTAAATAATTATAAGCTGACAAATCGAATATGTCTTTGAACTACGCGACCCACCTTGATTAACAATAAAACGCACCCCTTGTTCTTGAAGTGCGTTCCAGTTCTTTTCAAAGATGACCGTACTATTTAGTTCCATCCGGGCGAATGATGTTCACTTTGATTTCGTTTAACTCTTTGCCGTTAGTGGTGACATCCGTTTTTTCAGTTAATCCATTTAGACGTTGAGTAATTGACGGGTTGAACTGACCAACCATACCGCCTTCGATTTGGTCGTTGCGAATCTCTTTCCTTATAATAGAGCAGATAGTGCAATATGCGTCGTAACTTCCATTTTCATTTCTGAAATAATGCTCAAGCGTCACCCCTTTAGTATGTCCAAATATTTCGAAGCCTTCCATTGTAAGCGGTGGTGTGTGCCATTCGGATTTAACTCCCGTTGCGGTTGCTTTTTGAATCTCTCTTGGCTTTAAGTTCTTTTTATACTCTTCGAATAGTTGGTATAGTTTTTCAGGTGTTTCTATGTATTTATGCTTCGCCATTTGTGTTCGTGTTTATATTGTTTTTTGAGAAGTGATTCAAGAACTCATCTTCGGTTGTTTCTTCCATTGACAAGTAATAGTCTTCGTCTGTTAAGTATACTAATTGGTGGTGTCCGTTTTCCTTACACCATTCCTGAAGAACTTGGCAAGGTTTAACCATTTTACGCCCTATGTCAATAATGAAGTACCTCACTTCTTTTTTCTTCGTCTTTTTGTTGTCGCAATTTGCGATGTCAATTCGTCAAGTGTCTCGTTCAAGTCTTCAAGTCCTTCTTCAAGTTCGTCAAGTTTTGCTTCAATGCTTTCAATTGGTTCTTCAACTGGTCGCGTCTTTTCCTTTTCAAAAATATAGTCAAACCCCATTTGAATTAGTTGCGCCCGTCTTTGAATACAACTTTCGTCAACTTTCAAAACTACTTTTCCAAGTACGCTATCTGACTTCGTTAAGGTCTTGCCTAAATATTCCGCTTTAATTTTCATTTTTATTCATTTCGTTGTTAACTAAAAAACTAATGTACGAAAAAATTAGTACACCAGCTACCTTGTTCGTGTAACCTGAGTCATTCCATAGGCACATTGCAAGTGCAATTGAACTCAAGAATACTATTAATCCAAGTAAATTGTTCATACTTTAAAATAGTTGTTTTTTATTCGTGTTTTAAATCGTTGTAAATGTCCTGAATGTCGTCTTTCATTTCCCTAATCATTGCGTGTGCTGCAAAAACAGAAATGTCGAAATGGTTGGCAATTGCCCGTGTTGTATTGTAACCCTTATCGTAATATGTTTCGAAGAAAATTAGCTTTACTCTGTCGTCACATTGCACCCGGTATAGTTCAACCGCCTTGTTTTGGTTGATTAGTCTAAGTTCAACGTTTATTTTGTCCTCAAGTTCCGTGTTTTTTTCGTCTGTTAAATGTTTTTCATCTTCAACCGCCGTAATTAACTCCATTCGGGAATCGGTGTCACGCCAGGCAATTTCGGTTTTAATAACGTGAAAGAAAAACGCTTTGCATTCGTGTTCGGTTTGTGTTGGTGGTTCAATTTTGCAGTACCTTAAATAAGCATTTGACAAAACTACATTAACGTTCAAGGGTATTTTGGTGCGTGAAATGAAATAAGAAGCGTATTTTTTTGCTTCAGCGTAATTACATTGTAGCCACTTGTCAAGAATAAGTTTCATACCAAATAAGGAAATCCTTAACGTATATTTTTCGGTAAACCATTCCGCACATACAATTCGTGTTTTTTTCATTCATCACCCGGTTACGGATGTCGCGGAACGTCACGGCAATCTTTTTTGAAAAGCGTAAGTCTTCAGATAAACTTTTGACGTATTCTATAAATTCAATTTCAGCCGTTGTAAGCATAGATTTAATATGTAGGTAAGTAAAGATACCAAACAAGCATAGAAAACGTCGCACGTGTACGCAAAAGCACCCCAAAACGCAACGCATTTAATACAACTAAGTCCCCCGTGAATCCAATTTAAGTAAAAGTTAGGTTGAAACTTAGCAAAAAACGAATCAATTGCGTACTGGATAGGTTCAAATTCGCACCACCACCACGCGAATGCTATTAAAAAAAGGATTGTCATTCTTCAGGGTTTAATAAAACAAAAGAATCGTGTTTAAATTCACGTTGGAAGTCACTCGGAACGTGGCGACACATTCGAAAACGTCGCATATTAAGAATAAAAAGTGTTCTGTACATTCTATACACGGGTCAAATATACAATTTTTTTAATATACATCTGTTTTAATGAATTCATTCAATGGTAACAGAATGCCTTTACTTGTATTCGAATCACCTCCGACGACATCTCTATTCGTGTTTAAATACTTTCTGCAAATCTGTTTTAATTTACTTGTTTCAATCAATATTAAATGAAATTCACTTAACCAATAGCAATAATAATCGGCTTCGGTTGTCGCAATTCCTGACTTTTTACCCCTCGAAACATATTCAATAAATACATTTCCAGTTTTTAAGCATTGGAAATCTCTTTTCACTTCAATTTTTTTACCTAATAACTCAAATAAACGTGTTTCGTATTCAAGTCCAATTTGTAAATCAAATCTAAAATCACTATTAAAGTCCATTTTTAAGTTGTTTTACCTTGTTTTTGTAGGTGGCAAT